ATGCCCCGCCTCGAAGTGATTTACCTCGCCCTGCAATCGACCCGCGCGCAGGAATTGTTCCTGACGCTGGGCCGGGGCGAGCTGATGCCGGCGGCGCGCAATGGCGCGGTGCGCGACCTTGCGCGGATCGTGGACGAGGCGCTGGCGGCGGAGCTGGCGCGGCGGGCGGGCGGCGCGCCGGGATAACGCGCCGGTGAAGCGCAAAAAGCCCGCCGCCCCGAAAGGCGGCGGGCGACCTGGACAGGCGCGGGGCGAACCGGGTTCGCCGGGAGGCGTCAGCCGTGATCGACGGGCCGCTCGAAGGCGACCACCGTCGAGGCCGGCGGCACTTCCGTGGCGGCCGGGGCCGGGACTTCGGCTTCCGGTACGGCGGGCTCCGGCGTTGCGGCCGGCGCCGGAGCCTCGAGAGCTGCGGCGGCGGCTGCGCGCTCGGCTTCGATCCGGGCCGCTTCGGCCGCTGCGGCGGCCGCATTCGCCGCGTCGTCCAGGCGTTTGGCTTCTGCGGCTGCGGCTGCCTGATCGGCGGCGATCCGGTCAGCTTCCGCCCGGGCTTCGGCCGCCGCCTTCAGGCGCGCTTCCTCTGCCTCTTTCGCCGCCTTCTCGGCGAGCGCGGCGGCCGTATCGGTCACTAGTGGCGGCAGGGGGGCGAGCGCCGCAATGAAGGCGATCACGGCATTATAGGCCTCGAGCTGGGCGGCATGCGCCGCGACCAGTTCGCGTTCGGCCGCAATGCGCGCCGCTTCGCTGGCAACAGCCGCTTCGGCGCTCGCGTCGCGGTCGGCGGCGTGGCCCTTGGTTTTCGTGACGAGCGCGTCGATGCGCTCGCCGATATCCTTGAACGTGTTGTTCATCGGGGGATCCTTTCGGGGAGGTCAGACGCCTGCCCGGCGCCGGGGCGTGAACGGAAAAACGCCCGCCGCCCGAGGGGAGCGGCGGGCAGGTACACCCGGCAGCAGGGGAGGAAACGTCCGCCGGGAATTCGGGTGGCGTCAGACTTTCGGGGCGGACTTGCGCGCCGTCTTCTTCGGTGGCGACTGAAGAATCTGCAAAGCCGTCTCGTGCCGGGCGATGATGACGCGCAGCTCGGCGATCTGGTCCCGCATCGACCGCTCGTCGGCCCGCAGCCGGTTGATCACGTTCTCGGCAGCCTGCAGGCGCTTCTCCAGCGGGCGGGCGACAACCCAATAGGCCGACAGCCCGCCCAGCCCATAGGTCGAGACCATCACGACGATCAGGAAGGCCGGGCTTTCCAGCGCCGGCTTGATCGATTCGTAGTTGGCGGCGAACCAGACGAACGCGCCGCCGGCCAGTGTCAGGATGGCGACGAACCGGCCCCAGAGCAGCGTGTCCGAGGGCTGGGTGAGATGGCGCCTGTCTTCGCCCTCGTTCCCTGCCGGACCGCTGGTCATTTCGCCCCCATCAGCGCCGTGAGCCGGCTGCGGGCCGCGCGGTCGAGGATCCAGCCCTCGTCCCAGCGCGTGTTGATCTCGACGTTCACGGGATCGAGCTTGCGGCGAAGCCCGGCCATGACGCGGCGGACATTGCGCCGCGCATGGGCGGGCTTCAGCGGCACCCCGGCATGGAGGGCGATCAGGTCGCCCGCGCCGATGATCTTGCCGGAGCGGAGTTTGACCAGGTACGCGGTCTCGAGCGGCGTCAGGCGCCAGGCGGCGGGGAATGTGGTCTTGGGCATGTCAGCCTCCCGTGTTGAGGTGAATGGCCGGGCGAGCCCGCAGGCCCGCCCGGTCCGGTTCGGCAGGTCAGCCTTTGAGGCGGGCGAGGATCGCGTCGATATTGTCGCCGCGCGCCGCGATGGCGGCGGCCTCGGCGCGGAAGTCACCGCCCGTGACGCCGCCGCGTTCGCGGATCGACTCCAAGTCCGACACGACGCCGTCGAGTTCATCGAGCAGCGCCGCATAGGCTTTCGAGCCCGCACGGGCGCCGTCGAGCGCCTTGGCGACGACTTCGAGCACCTTGCCGACGACGGGCGAGCCGTCGCCCAGCACGGGCTCCAGCATGCGCAGGATGCCGAGCGCGCGCTCGGCGGTGGAGAGGATGGTTGTGAGAGTGGCCATTGGGTTTGCTCCGGTCTGGCGGTTTGAAGGGATAGGCGGCAGGCGTCCGGCTCAGTTGCCGGTGAGGTCGCCTGCCTTGGTGATGAAGCTGTCCACCTCGGCCCGGACCGGGTCATAGGCGGCGGCGAGTCGGCCCGCGATCTCGGCGGCCGCCAGCAGCCATTCGGCCGGCGCCTTCGGCCCCAGCTCGCGGATGCGGGCATCGATGTCGGCATACTCGGCGCCGATCAGCGCGGCGGCGGTGACGGCCGGGCGCAGGGTCTGCTCGGCCGGGATGATCGCGGCGCAGGCATCGCCCTCGACCGTGCCGGCGACGGCCGGGCCGCAGACCGTGATGATCGTGTCCTGGGCGGCGCCGAAGGCCTTGATCGTGACGAGCGTGGTCTCGGCCACGGACTCGGCATTGGCATAGATGTTCGGAGGCGCGCGCAGGTCGGTGAAGGTGTTGCAGCCGGACAGCGCGAGCGCGACGGACGCGGCGAGCAGGGCTGCGTGTTTCTGGAGGTAGGCAAACATCGGTCAGGTCTCCTTTCGGGAGGGTTCAGGCTTCGTTTGTGGAGAGGCTCCCGCTCGCCTTCAGGAAGACGCGGCGGCAGTTCGGAGGTTGGGCGGTGGCATAGAAGTTGCGCGCGCCCAGCAGGCGGCTCTTTTCGATCCGGGTGATCGACACGGCATCGCCCTGGTTGCCGCCGATCACGTGGTAGGCATGAGCATCCTCGCCGACATATTCGCCGACATGCCCGCTGGTCTGGCCGCGCCGGAACACCAGCACATCGCCGAGCTTCGGCTCGCCGGAGACTTTGTTGCCCCAGGTGAGCCAGCTGCGCGCCCAGAGCGCGTTGGCGTTGACCGGTTTGCCGGCGCGGTGCGCGATGACCGCCATCCAGAGGCCGCACCACGGCACGGCGTCGGAGGTGAAGGCATCTTCGATCCGCTTGATGCCAATCTCGCGCGCCCAGCCCATGATGACCGGGTTATCCTCCGCCCCCGGAGCTTCCAGCGTGCCGAAGGTTTTCAGGCCTTCGAGCAGCATCCGGGGCGCGGGCTCTTTGGACAGCCAGGCATAGGTGGCAGGGAGCGGGGTCATGTCACATCTCCTCGAACAATCCGACGAGGCAGCAGTCGAGCGTCGTTGGCGTGAATGATGCACCGGTCGTCACCCGCGCCTGAAGCGCGGCGGCCTCGGCAAAGATGGCGGAGCCCGCCGGGTAGCGCGTCACCTTGTATTGTCCGTCAGCGGACGTGAACTCGGCCCTGAGATTAGCGTGTATGGCGGCGCCCGAGGCCACTCCCAAAAGCAGCGTGTCCGCCGTCACGGCCTGCGAGAGCGACACCGCAATCTGTGTCCACCGGCCTCGCCCTGGCGCAGCGGCGGCAAACACAAACTCGCTGTCGATGCCGATCAGCGAAACACTAAGGCCCGCCGCAAGGTTCTGCTTGGTGAACGTGATGTTGTGCGACCGGCGCAGCGTCCCGTCCGGCCTCAGCGCGCAATATCGGCCAATGGCAAGGTTGCCTTCGTTCGGGTCATACACGACGCCCGTTCCGAAATCGTCCGGGTTGGCCCTGATGCTCGCCCCGATGCGAACCGAGGCTGTGCTGGGCGTATCGTTATAGATCAGGTAGTCCGGCTCGTTTGCGGCGCCGGATTTCTTCGTGTAATTGATGCCGTCCACCAGCACGCCGGAGATCGTGCCGCTGATGGAAATCGGTCGGTTTGTCGTGGTGTCCGGGTCGTAGGACTGGATCGACACGCCAAAGATCGTGACTTCAGAGATGTTGTTGGCGACGTTGCTGTCGATCAGGACGACCGAGTTTTTGGCGCTTGAAGAGTCGGGCGCGGCGTGGATCTTGCCGCAGGTAATCGACGCGCTGTCGTTGACGACCCTGAGGCCGCCGCCCTTGTAGAAACCGCCCAGCACCGGGTTGAACGTAACGTCCTCGCACCCACCCTTGGCTGCGCCGGATGATACCTCGACCGACATTGCCCAGAGCTGCACGTCATCAATCCGGCACGTATCGCCCAGATCCACGTTGACGATCCGGGCATCCACGGCGCGAATGCCGTAATCGACCTTGACGATGTTGCCGCCCTCGACCTTGAAGCCGTCAAATCGGTCCGGCCCCTGCGCCGCCGTCAACTGGAACATCTCCATGACCGCGGCCACGTTCACCGCATCGCCGGTCATGAATGTGTTGGTGGCATAATACCCGCCGAGGCTGCCGTCACACTGGACGCCGTATGCGGCGTGCCCACCATTCGCGTTGCTGCGAAGATCAAACTTGCAGTCGGTCGCCCACCACTGATACGAGAAAACTGCGTCACCAGCGTCTCCCCATTTATGGAACGCCCAGTTGTTGACGCTGGTGACGCCAATGGTGCGGAAGCCCGTCAGGCCGCGCGTCTCCCACATCGGCTGATCAGGTCCGCCATCGCTGGCGCTCCCGGGATTCCAGAGGCCGCCGAGGATGGTGTTTTTGATGATTGCGGACGTTCCGTCACCGAACTTGAACGTCGGCCCGCCCGCAAACCGGGGACGGATGATCGCGCCCCAGCATTCGACAACCAGGTTGGACTTTTTGGCGTATGCCTGTGTCGTGAACAAGTAGTCCCCGCCGGGCCGGAACTGGACCACGCCGCCCCCACTCGGTGTGGCCGCCGCAGCGGCCGTAAAGGCCGCGCCCCAGTCCGCCGACGATCCGAACCAGTTGACGACGTATTTCGTCACCCCGACCCGGCGCAGCGCCTTCGAGTCGGCCATGACCAGAACGACGCCGCCATCATCCGTGCCGGAGGCAAGAACCTGAAACAGCCCTTCCCCTCCGTCGCCGGCCGACGTGCGCCCGGCCACGGAAACCAGCTCTCCGACCACAAGGCCGGACAGCGCCCGTGCAGCGGTGTAGCTCGCAACGTTTCGGCCATCCACCTTGCCGGTGACCAGCGCGACGAGTCCCGGAACGTCTGCGACGCCAGAAAGCAGCGCCTGCTTGCCCGCGAGAGCGTCGGCCAGTGCGTCCTGCGCCCGCGTGTCGGTGAAATACTTGTTGGTCGCGCCTTCCGCCAGCGCATCGGTCGAGCCCGGCGAGGCGACGATCTCGATATAGGCCGAGCCGGACCACCGGAACGCCTTGCCATCATCGAGCGTAACATAGATCTTGCCCGTCTCGCCCGTGCCCGGAAGGGAGTCGAAGTCGGCCGCCTCGATCACATCATCGACATAGGAGGGCAGTTGGCCCGCGGGCACCTTGCCGGACCCGTCCAGTTCGGCGACGCCGCTGGCCGCGCCCTTCTGGGCGAGCGGCACGGAGGCGGCCGCCGCAGCGGACTGAGCTGCCGCCGCCGCCGCGTTGGCAAACGCCGTGGTGGCGATCTGCGTCGTGTCCGTGCCGGGCGCAGCTGTGGGCGCCGTGGGCGCCCCGGTGAACGCCGGACTGTCGAAGTCCACCGCCTCGACCAGCGCCTGCAGCGCAGCGATCGCCGCCTCGACCAGCGCGAACGTATCCATCGCGCTTGTGGCGCCGTCGCGCAGCTCCGTACGCAGCGCATCGACCAGCGCCTGGTTCGGCGCATTGATCACATCGAGATTGACCAGCAGGTAGGACAGCAGCGAGTCGATCATCGCGCCGCCCGGCTGGATATCGAGCAGGAAGCTGACGAAATTCTCGCCGTCATAGATCAGCGGCCGCAGCGGGATGCCCGGCTGCGAATAATCGCCGTGCATGTCGCCGGCCTGCAGCGGCGTGCCGTCCTTGCGCGCCGCCGGCAACGTCGTGCCGTGTGTCAGGTTGAAGATGTTCAGCGCTTCCAGCACTTCCCAGACATGCCGCTCCGGATAGCGATACTCCGTCTGCTGATAATGCGCCGCGATGACGCCCATCCGGTTCCACAGTTCGTTGACCGCGTCGCGCAGGGCTTCCAGCGTCTCCGGCGCGCCGAACGCCGGCAGCACGGTCGGCGTCGAGAGACCGCTGGACTCGCTGATCACCGGCACGCCGGCTGTTCTCAGGTCATAGGCCATGAGCAGGTGTTCCTTCTTTCAGGGAGAGAGACTTCGGCCGGGAGGCCTCAGAAGACTTCGCGGTTTTCGTAAAAGCCGCCGGGGCCTTCACCGGTGCCGCCGCCGCCGTCTGTCGGCGCCGCCAGCACATTGACCGTGTGGTTGATCGCCGCCGCCGCGCCGGCGGGATTGGTGGCGGTGACGGTGACCGTGTAGGTGCCGACCGCCGTGGGCGCGCCGCGCAGCTCGCGCGAGGTCAGGCTGGTGCCTGCCGGCTGGCCGCTGACGCCGAGCGTGAGGGCGCTCACCGCATAGACGCCGCCGCCGAGGTAGGTGTCATAGCGCACCGGCGGCAGGGTCTGGCCGAGCGTGATGGTGACCCGCGGGATCGAGGCCCAGACCGGCGCGGCGCCGGCGGCGATGGTGCCGGTCTGGATATACTGGACCGCATTCCCGAAGGCGTCGGTCGCCGTCCAGGTGATCGAGACCGCGCCGCTTGTCGTCGGCGTGCCGCTCAGCACGCCGTCGGCGGCGGTCATGCCCGCGGGCACGCCGGTCGCGGTGATCGTGATCGCGGCGAGCGCCGTGGTCCCGGCGGTCAGGAAACTGCGCACATTCAGCGGCGTCATCGCCGCGCCCTGCGTCAGCGCCAGCACCGGCAGCGCCGACCAGACCGGCGGCAGCGAGGGCGGCGCGCCTTCGGCATAGGCCTGGATCTCGATATCGGTCTCGGCCCAGAGCCCGTTCTCGTCGGTGACGCGGAAGAGATGCGCAGCGCGGGCGATCACGCCGCTGGTGCTCGTCTTGCGCAGCAAGCGGCCATCGATGGCCCAACCGGCCGGCAGGCCTTCCGGCGCGGTGAAGACGAGGTTCTCCGGCGGCGAGTCGGCATCGGAGATCTTGAGGGCGAGGTCGAGATGCGCGCCGGCATCCGTCTCGTCCACGATCACCGCATCGACCGGCAGCCATGTGGGCGCCACGGCCGGGTGATAGGTGGCGAGGCGGCGCAGCTCGGCCAGCACGAAGGCCGAGTCGGAGCCCTGCGCGGCCATCAGGTAGAAATCGTCCGGATCGAACGGCAGCGTGATCGTATGCGGCAGCACGCGCGGCCGGTAGAGTTCGTCCTCATGCAGAACCGTGACGCGCGGATCGGTGATCACCTCGTCTTCGAGCGCGTCGTGCGCGCCCAGCGGCGCCGGATAGATCCCGCTGGCGGCGATCAGGTTGTTCAGGTTGTCGGCGATCAGGTCGAGCGGCTGGCCGCTGGCCAGGCCCGCCGCGATCGCGGCAATCGCCGCTTCCAGTCCGGTGAGGCTCGCCACCTGGGCGGCGGCCGCATCGGTCTGCGTCTCGAGCTGCGCCAGGAACCAGGCGAGCGTCTGGACCGGGCCGCTGCGCCGGGTCTCGACCGATCCGGTCCCGCCGAGATCGGCGGCGCCGTTGATGACCTTGTCCAGCGTATCGAGATCGGTCCCGGCATTCTGCAGTTCCAGCGCGGTCGGCGGCGTATTGATGGCCATCAGGCGGCTCCCATGTGATCGGCAAGCTCGTCATTCGCGAGCACGTCGAAACGGTTGATCATTGCGCCGGCTTCGGCGCCGTAGGCCGCGAGGAAGGCGATATCGTCGAAGTCCGGCACGCTGACTTCCGCCAGCCAGAGCGTCATCGAGACCTTCCAGGCCGCCGAGCCGGCTTCGGAGACATCCGGCAGGGCAAGGAACTGGGCGCGGTGGCGGCTGGTCTGCGGCGTCAGGGAGAAAGGCGAATGGACATCGATCTCGAATTCGGCGCCGGCGACTTCCCTGTAGAAACTCATGAAGATGACCGTCTCGATCCGGTCGCAGGTCATCGTCGCCTTGTAGGTCGTCGGCAGCGTGTCATAGAGCTGGCGGTTGCGGCGCGTGCCGCTTTCCATCTCGGTCGCCAGCTCCCCGCCGTCCGGCGTGAAGCTGATCGCCTTGAGGTCCGGGCAAGGCAGGCCGCGCGGCCAGAGGCGGCGCACGCCGTTGGTGTCGCTCATCAGGTCAGCCCTTCCCAGAAGTCCGGGTCATAGAGATGCGCCGAGACGCTTGTTCCGTGGGCGGAGGGCGTGACCTTGGTGACCGTCACGTCGCGCAGGAAATCCGCCGCCGTGCCGAAGGCCACCGGGGTTGCCACGCCGCCGCCCGACAGCATCGGCGGGAACGGCAGGTCATGATCGAACACCAGGCCGCGCGCGCCGTCGCCGGTCGCCGTCAGCACATCGCTGGCCCTTCCTTCCGGGTCGCGCAGCACGCAGAAGACGGGGCCTTCCGGCACGTCGCGCGACAGTGTCACCGCGCGCCCGGTCGCCGCGACCACCTGCCCGGCCTCGCCCCAGTCGAACAAGGGGAAGCAGACGCCGACCCGGTCGAAGGCGAGGAAATTCAGCGCGTCCCATTCCATCCCGAACTTGATGTCGAGACTGCGGCCCTCTTCCTGCCGCCAGATATATTGCGCCATGCTCAGCGCCTCGCCTTCATGCGCGAGGCCGCGCACCGGCACCGTCCGGGGGCGGACCGACTCAGGCGGCCAGAGCGCCGTGCGCGGCTGGAAGCTCACCGGGTCGGAATATTCCACCTGCACCCCGTCATCGCCGCCCGGCGGCTTGAAATGCGCGGTCAGCGTGAACGTGTCGCGCGCGATCAGGTCCGGCGTCACGACGCTCGCCCGCATCGGGCGCGGCGCATCCTCGACCACGCTCAGCCGGGCGCCCAGGGGGTGCGGCAACGCGCGGCCGAGGATGGCCGCGTCGCGCAGCGCGTCCCAGATGGTGCCCCGCCGGTCGAACACGCCATTGAAGCCGGACCGGCCCGCCTGGCGGGCATGGAAGGCGGCGAGGCCGTCGAGATCCAGCACGCTCTCGCGCGGCTGGCCGGCGCCGTAACTGGCGCGGGTGACGATATCGCAGATCACGTCCGCCGGATTGCTCGACAGCGCCCGCCCGCCCGCGACCGTCTCGATCCGCGCGAAGGTTTCGGCGAAGATCCTCGTCTGCGAGCGCGCCGAGAGTTCCTGCGCGCCGAGGATGGCGATCGCCACCAGGGTCACGTCGCCATAGGTCTCGCCCGCCTCATAGTCGAGATAGGCCTTGAGGCCGGTCCAGACCGACCGGTCCACCTGCCGCTTGCGGTCCTCGAAATCCCGGCGCTGCAGGGTCACGCTGTAGCGGCCGGCCGGCAGGCCGTCGATCCGCCAGGTCCGGCGCTGCGGCGTGCGGGTCGCCGACGAGACCGTCAGCTCGCGGACGATGGCCGGGCCGGTCTGCCCGCCCTCGTCGCCGATCGGCTGCAGCACGGCCTCGAAACTCGCTGCCGAGGTGCGCACCGCGCCCTCGTCATTCGTCGTATGCAGGCCGCCGGGGAATTCGAGATCGATCTCGACCCGGCGCGTGCGCGTGCCCGGCGGATTGGTCACGAACGGCCCGGCAATCAGCGACGGCCCGCCAACGATCGCCAGGTCGAATTCGGTCACCGCCGCCGTGCGCGTGAAGGAAGGCGTCACGCGGACCCGGTTGCCGGTCACGGCGGTCACCGTGAAGTCGCCATTGTTGGGCGCCTTGCGGATCACCAGCAGGTCGCCGGTCTCGGCCTGCCCGGCGACGGCGCCGTCCTCGAAGACGATCTCGTCCCCGGAAAAGCTGGCCCGGGCCCGGGCCTGGAATTTCTTCGGCGGCTGGATCTCCTGTTCGGCGACATCGCCGGAGGTCACCACATTCTCGTGCAGCCCGAACTCGCCGTCGATCGCGCCGAGCCGGGCGCCGTGGCGCTGCGGCGGGAACACGCCGAAGCGCACGAGGCCGGGCGGCAGGTCGGTCAGCGGCGTCTCGCCGAGGCGCAGCGACTGGACCTCGATCTCGCCCTGCCCCACGCAGAGCAGGAAATACCGCGTCTCCTGGTTGTTCTCGAACACCCGGTAGGACTGGCTGGCATAATCCGGCGTCCAGACGCAGCGCCCATAGGGCACCGGGATGACCCCGCCGACCTTTGCCTTGTTGGCCTGCGCGCTGACCGAATAGACCGAGAGCGGATCATCGCCGGCCGCCGCCGAGGGCGCGCGCGGCATGAACAGCATGGTCAGCCCGACCGAGGCGACCACCGTCGCCAGCACGATCAGGGCGACCGTGAAGGGATCGAACCCGGCCGGCGTCAGCGCCAGCACCAGCTCGCCATCCTCCGGGCCGACCCGGTCATAATCCTCCGGATCGACCGGCGCGCCGTCCAGCGTTACCAGGGCCGCCTGCCCGGCGAAACCGTCCGGGAAGACGCGCTCCAGGAAATCGATCAGCGGCCCGTCATGGTCATGCGTCTCGACCTTGGAGCCGCACGGCGTTCCGGCGCGGATCAGGCTTATCGTGCCCATTCGATCACCTCCCGCCGCATCGGGCGAACCTGGTTCGCCGGGCGCCAGCGCAGGCCGGCCTCCCGCGAAATGTCGAGCACCCCGCCGTCCGCCCAGACGCCGCAATGCAGGGCGCGGGCGAGCGAAGGAAACATCACGATGGCGCCGTCGCGTTCAGGCGCCGGGCGCCAGTCGCCGGCCGACAGGTGCCGGGCGAGGATCGCCGCCATGTCGGACGGCGACCGCGCCGCCTCCATCGGGTCGAGCGGCACCGGCAGGCGCAGCGCGCGGCGCGCTTCCAGCACCAGGCCCCAGCAGTCGAACTCCACGGGCCCGCGCCCCAGCGGGGCATATCGGGCGCCTTCGAACCGCGCTTCCAGCAGGCCGGTCACCGGTCGAGCCCCGGAAAGGCGCGCAGCGTGTAGGACTGGCGCGGGAATTCCCGGTTCAGGAAATCGACGCTCGAGGCGGTGCCCGAACAGCTGGACGGCGTCACCGCGATATCGAGCAGCGACAGGATGAAGCCGTCGATCTGGCTGTCGAGGTCGCCCGGCAGGTAATCGTTCAGTTCGGCCCGCACCGGCACGCGCGGCTGGGCGGCGGCGCGCAGGAATTCGGCGGTGAACACCGGCCCGGAATTGTGGATGTCGAGCTTCAGGTCGAGCTTGCCGCTGGTGCCGACTTCCGGGCGCACCACGCGGAACGGGTGCACCTCGAAGCGCACCACCTCCCCGCCGACGCGGCCCTCGAAGGCGCGCGGCTGGTTTGTCAGGTGCCAGGCCCGGGTGAAGCCCGGATGCGTCAGGCTGAGGCCGCAGCGCCCGGTCTCGCCGCGCGGCGCGCTGGCATACAGGCGGCGCTGGCGTTCGGTCAGCGCCATCAGCTGCCCCGCCGGCTCAGCGCATAGGCGTCCTGCAGCGCCTCCGTCACGTCGCTGCCGCCGCGCCTTATGTCATTGGCGAGCGCCGGCAGGATCTTCGCCGCGATCCGCCCTTCGCTTTCGCGCAGCTCGGCGCGCAGTTCGGCCGCGACGTTGCTGTCACCGCCGCCGGTCACCGTCACGTTGCCCTGCTGGATGTTGAACACGTTCGACGTGTTGCGGATGGAGGTCGCGGCCGACGCCGCCGAGGCGGTGATCCGCTCCGCCGTGCGCATCACCGCCGGCGGCGCGGCGCCGACATAACCGCCGCGCTGGTAACCCTGCAGCAGGTGTTTCGGGATCCGCCGGAATTGCAGCGCCCGCATGATATCGACGCCGTAATGGCTGACCACCGGCGCCGGCTGGACATATTCGTTGGCATGGACATAGCCGCGAACGTCCGTGTCCGCACCATAGCCCGTATGGCCGCCGCGCTGGAAGCCGCCCTTCGGCGCCAGCATCGCCAGCGCCTGCGCGCCCAGCGCCGTGATCGTCGCGAAGTTTGCGATCTTTTGCGGCAAAGTCAGAGCGGTCGGGTCAGCAAGAGCCTGCGACACGGCCTGAGCAATCTTTAGGGAGATGCTGGCAAACGCGAAGGCCCGCTCGACGGCGATCAACGCCTTGTAGGCGCCTGAGGACTTACCACCATAGTCTTCTATGATTCCGGCCAGAGAGCCGAAGATCGAGCCGACATCATCGACATAACCCTGCAACCTCTCCCGACCGAGCGCCACGATCTGCTCATTCGCCTCGGCGATGATCGCCGTGATCGCGTCCTGCGCATCCTGGTGCGCCTCGATCTCGCCGCCATAGGCCGCCTCGATCGCATCGATGCGCGCTTGCGCCTCGTCATGGATCCGGTCCACCTCCGACTGGATGACATCGCGTTCGGTGAAGTCGCGCGCCTCATCGAGAGCGCGCTCGCGCACGTCCGCGATGACCTTGGCCTTCTCGTCTTCAAGTGCCGCCAACGCCTCATTGCGCCGGGCCGCATCCTCGATCTCGGCCTCGACCTCGGCCCGGCGCGCCGTGAACTCGCGTTCGATCAGCGCCAGCGTTCGCCCGAAGGCGGCGTCGCGCGCATACAGGATTTCGTCCAGCAGCTGGATCTCGCTGTCGGTCTGGTCCTTGATCCGCGCGGCCCGCGCCTCGGCATAGGCGGCGTCTTCGGCGTCCTGCTCGGCCTTGATCTTGCCGATCTCGGCCGACAGGATTTCCTCGGCCTGGATGGTGAGCGCGGCGCGCTCCATCTCGCCGGCGCTCGACTTGTTGATCGCTTCGATCCGCGCCCGGTAGACCCGCTCGACCGCCTCGATCTCGGTATCGAAGGTGGCGTTATGGGCCTTGCGGATTTCTTCGAGCGCGGCGAGCGTGTTGTCCTTGGCGGCCTTCTCGTCGGACGCCTTCGTTTCGGGTTCTGCGGCCGTCTCTGACAAGTCGATGAATCCCGACCTGGACTCAACAAATGCCTCAAAGCGCCCCCGTGGCGTGGTCAGCGCAACGTCTTCCGCCAGCGCCGCCTCTTTGGCCTGAAGCTCTAGGAACTCTTGCTTCAATTCCAGCGCAGCTCTCTGCTTATCGTTCAGGACTTCGCCGGCATCCTGGAGCCGCCGGCTGATGTTGACCTGCTCATTCAACAGAATCATGAATTGCGTCTGACGCGTTTGATCATCGACACCGATAAGGGTGCCCGGCTCAACCGAAGCCTTCGCGGACAGTTCTTTGCGCAGCTGGTCCTTGGGCGAAAAGGCAAGGCGCTCCCCGAGCGTTGGGCTGGAAAAACTGCGAACCGAGCTGCGCACGAGGCCAAGCTGGCTATTGGCAAGCTCTCCCTGGATCCTCAACAGGTCCTGGTTCTTGGCAATCCGTTCACTGAGCGCTGCAATTTCAGCGCGCTTGGTCAACTCGATGGCCCTCTGTTGTGTCTTGATCGCCTCGGTCAGCTCTTCGTTGAGCTGTGTCAGCTTTTGGGTGTCAGACTGAACGCGGCCCTCCGTGCGGCGATAGTTTGACAGTGTATCTTCCAGCTTGCCCATGGCAGCCTCTGCGCCCACTCCTTGCAGCGAGAAATAGGCGAGTGCGCCGGCCACCGCCGTGATCCCGATCACCCAGGGACCGCCGAAGACTTTCGACACGCCGTTGAGCAGCGCCATGGCGGCCGCCGCGCCGCGCAGGCCCTTGGTCATTCCGGCAAGGCCGGCGGTGATCGAGGCCAGAGCCGAAGCGCCGAGGAAGCCGCCGAGGGCCGCGCCGCCGATGATGATCGCATCGGTCAGGGCTTCGAGATTGTTGGCGACGAACTCGATCGCGCCGGCGAGATTCTGCTGTGCATCGATCGCCGTCTCGTTCGTGCCGATGAATTCCGCCAGCCGGTTCTGGAAGCGCTTCAGCGCTTCGGCCGAACCGGTCGTCATCCCGCCGAATTCCTCGCGCAGCTTTTCGGTCTGCGACAGCAGGCCGGTGATCAGGTCCACGCCGGACACATCGCCCTTGGTGATCAGCTCGCGGAGCTTCGAGACGGATCCGCCGGCCGCTTCGATCCCTTCGGCGAAGGCGGCCGCAAGGCGCGGCGTGCCCTCGATGATCGAGTTGAATTCGCCGAGCTGGACGCGCGGCGAGCCGATCGCCTGGCTGAGCTGGGTCAGCGCGCCGGAGACAGCAGCCGCGCCATTGTTCGAGATCTGCGCACCCTTCGAAACGTTCTCGGCGAACTGGAAGACGGCCTCCGAACTGTCATCGAAGACGCCGGGGACGCCGGCCACGGCGCGCGAGACCGCGCCCGTCAGGTTGCCGAGTTCGCTGATCCCGACGCTGGCGCTGATCGCCACCGCGTTCAGGCGTTTGGTCGAGTCCGAAGCCGGGCCGAGCACGCCTTCATACAGGCGCAGCGTGTTGGTCAGGTTGCGCCAGGTCGCCTCGTATTCCAGCACCTCGCGGCCCGCGACCGCGACGGCGCCGATCGCCACCGCATTGCGCAGGCTCTGGTTCAGCTGGTTGGCGCCGCGAGAGATATTCGCATTCGACTGGCGGAACGCGCGGTCCTGCCGTGCGGCGGCCGATTCCATCGCATTGCCGTAGCGGATCATCGCCGTTTCCAGCTGCTTCATGTTGGCGGTGAACACCGTCTCGATTTCCTGCCGGTCGATCGTATCCATCTGGCGGCCCTCCCTCAGAAATCGTCGGACATGAATTGCGCGATCGCCGCCGGCGAGGCGCGGCTGACCGGCGAACCGGGTTCGCTGCTGGTGATCAGCGCGAGGCCGTTCAGCAGGCGGATGAGATCAATCATTTCGGTGCCCCGGAGGGCGGACGGCGCGATCCCTTGCGCCGCGAGGCCGCCGAGGATGGCGGTCCAGTTGAAGCGTCCGTTGGCGAGGGTGCGGAAGGGGGAAGGCTTTCCCCCGCCGGCTTTCCCGGCCGTTCCGATTCCGCCTCCGCCTCGGTGACGCCCCGGATCGCATCGGCCACGACTGCGAGCGCGATTGTGCGCGCCTTCTCCATCCGGCCGATCACGACATGCGACGCCGTCAGCTGCAGGGCCTCTTTCTCTGCGAGGCCTGCGCCGGTCAGCCCGAGGCGGAAGGCCGCCTGCACCTCGCGCGACGTACAGGTCGCGGAGGCGAGGCGGGCCTCCAGCGCCCAGAGACCGAACCCCGTGAGGGATTCGATCTCCGCGACGCCAGGCGCATCGAGGCAGAACGGATAGGGCCTGCTGCCGAGATAGAAGATGACGCGCGCCACGGGCCGCGCGCCTTAGGCCGGATAGACCCGGGTAATCGTCCCGTCGAACAGGATCGTCGCCGAGACGATGATCGGCCCGCCGGGATTGTAATCGCGGCTGCCGACCTGCAGCCGGGCGGCGCCTTCATAGGTCGCGACCAGCGCGCCGATCGTGCCGTCCGCCTCGGCCTCATGCAGCCGCAGCTCCACGTTCCGCTTCACATCGGTATAGTGCCAGGTGTCCAGCTCCTGCAGCTGCGCGTCCGACTTGATGTGACCGGTGCCGGTGAACGTGTCCGAGATCGACTTCAGCGTCCGGCGCTTGGCGGCCGGCGCGTCGGGATCGGTGCAGTCGCGGCTTTCATACTCGTCATACGTCTTGTCCGACGTATGGCTCAGCGACTCGGCGAAGAAACACTTCTTCTCGAACAGGTCGGCGGTTGTCGTGCTCTCGACATACAGCAGCACATGCTTGCCGAGCAGCTCCTGGAGATAGTCAGCCATGATGGGCTCCATGTTGATGTCCTGCCTGCCCGGCAGAAAGGCTCCGGGCACGGCGCCCGGGAGTGAGGGTGCGAAGGCTCAGGCCGTCAGGGCCGAGACCTCGAATTCGATCTGGCAGAGGCCGTAAAGCAGCTGGCGTTCCGCATCATAATTGCAGCGGGTCAGCTGGTGCTCGCGCGCCGTGAGCCGGATGTTCGTGGACGGATCTAGTACCAGCCGGATCAGCGGCAGCTCGCAGGCCTCGGCGATATCACTGACGCGCCGGATGCTGCGATTGGAGTCCCAGACCTGCACGAAAAGGGTGACGCGCGCCCGCGCCGCGCCGCAATACTCTTTCAGCCGCCGCTTCTCGGCGGCGCCGAAGGTCACATAGGGATAGGCCGGCGTCTTTGTCGGCCCGGCCTCCGGCACCACTTCCATCACCTTGACCGGCTTGTCACCGAAGGCCGCGATCACGCCAGCATCGGCCCTGAGCGCCGCGCCCGCCGCATCGATCAGGATCCCCGTCGCGCGTTCGATCATGTGCCGCGCGCCCCGTCGCGGTAGGCCTGCCGCATCCGCTTGCGGTACTCCGCCCGCTTCAGCGCATAGCGCGCGCGGTGGAAGCCCACGGCGCGCGTGCCGGGATGTTTGAAGCTGAGGCCCTTGCGCTTGCCGCGCCGGATCATCCGTGTGCCGGGCTTTGTGCCTCCATCGACGATATGCGCATAGAAGGCCTTGGCATTGCCGGACGTCGTGCGCCAGGCGGTGCCCAGCGAGCCGCGCACTTCCTCCGCCTCCGGGCTGCGCACCAGCTCGCCGGTCGCGCCCACCGGCGCGCCGAGACGCGCATCGCGCGCCAGCGATCTGGCATTGGCCTCGGTCGCCTCCCGCACCTGCGCCGCGACACGCGGCGGCAGGCGCCGGGCCTTGGCCATGGCCTTGCGGGCATCGATCCGCCCGCCGGCGATATATCTCACGGCGAAGATCCGTCAGGCCCGGCGCCCGTATTGGCGCCGGGGTCGGTCACTTCGCCGGGGTTTATCGCAGGCTCGCCGGCCTGTTCGGCCAGCAGGAACTTGTATTGCTGTTCGGTGACCGGGCCTTGCCAGCCCTTCCGGAACACGCGGTACCAGGCGAGCGTGCCCGGCGGGTGATAGGTGATGTCGCGGAGGATGCGCACCTGCCGGGGCGAGAACTTGGCCATCAGGGAGACTCCTCTTCGAGATCGACAGCGCCCGCGACGGCCGGAAAGATCAGCCAGCGGCCGCTCTCATCCACCTGCGGCGGCGCCTTCAGTTCAAACACGCGGGTCTGCCGGGACGGCCCGAACACTTCCTGGACGCGCATGCTGGTGTCCCAGGTCCGCGTTTCCGGATCGATCCGCACGCTGATCGTCACATGATCGAGGCCGACGACGCCGGCCGCGATCTCCTCGTCCGAGGCGCCCTTCGAGACGATCTCGGCGCGCCGCGAGGCGCCCTCGGTCCAGACGCCGCGATCGGCGTCCGTCTCGCCGGTGCGCCGGTAGACCGTCACGCGGGACCGGAGCTTGCCGGGAAAGCTCATTCGAAATTCACCGCCGGGCCGAGCACGGCATTGGCCGAACCGCCCGGACCGAGCGCCGGCACCGTGACGCTGTCCCAGGCCTCGACCCCGATCCGGCGCAGCGGCGCCATCAGGTATTCGACCGCCTTCGGCAGCTCCTTCGGCGCGCCGGCCGCGATCACCACGTCCTCGCGGTGCCGGTACCAGTGGCCGACCAGCATCCGCACCGCCTGGCGCACGCGCTGCGGCGCATCCTCCGCGAGCGGGCCATAACCCGCCACATAATCGATCCGCACCGCATCTGGCCGCCGGGCGAGGTCGCGGGGGATGGCATAGGCGTCCGACCAGCCGAGACGCGTGCCGAGCACATCGCCGATCGTGTAATAGGCCAGCGGGTTGATCAGCATCTCCACACCGGCCGTGTCGAGATAGGTGATCCGCGCGATCTCGTGCACGGGCGCGAGCCGCAGCACAGGGGCGCGCGAGAAGTCCGGCCAGAAGTCACGCCAGGTCGCGTGGACCCAGACGCGCTGGTAGATCGTGCCCGGACCGCTGAGCGCCTCTTCCGCCGCCATCGCATAGGCGGTGATCAGGGCGTCATCCTCGCTGGCCTCGACCTCGAGATGCTTCCTGAGATCGGCCAGCGTCCAGACCGGATCCTCCGGCGGCTCGACAAGAACGGATTGCAGCCGGTGCACGGTCAAGCGCGTCAGCCGATGCCGCCGGGCCCGGTCGAGGCGCCGGGTTTCGAATCGGCTTCCATCTTGGCCTTGGCCTCGGCGTCGGCCTTGGCCTTCTCGTCGGCCTCGGCTTTCGACTTGGCATTGCCCTTGCCTTTGCCGCCCGTCTCCGCACCGGCATCGGCCGCAGCGCCATCGGCGGCAGGGGCCTCGGGCGCTGAGAAAGAGGCCTGCAGCGCAGGGTCGCGCGCGAGGCGGGTATCCCAGGCTTCCTGATCGCCGGGCTGCATCGGGCGCCACCGCCCGCTGGCAAGCTTCTTCTTTGTCTCGCGGGCGTCAGCCGGCGTATAGGGCTGGCCCTCGATGATGAGATTGGCGCCCATGACAACAGGGCGAAGCGGGATGAGGGGGCGTTCGGACATGCGGGAAGCCTCGCGGGTTGGATGTTTCTTAAAAAGCCGGGGCCGGACGATCCGGCCCCGGCATGGGTCAATCAGCCGTGCTGCGGCTTATTCGACGGCGGCCTGCAGCGCAGTCGTGGCGGCGGCGAAGGTGCCGGTCACCAGCGCTTGCGGCGCGTAGATGGCCTGGGTGAGGGCCTCTTCAGCGAGGATCGTCACCATGTTCTTGGTGAAGTTGTCGGCGTCTTCACCCGACAGGGTGACGTCCGCATCTTCACGGTCGAACACTTGCGCCGCCTGACCAAAGGAGCCCGCGAGGAAGTTGCCGGCGGGCATGGCATTGGTCGGCACAACGGGCGTACCCCAGAGCGAGGCGTTGCCGTCGCCGGTAGGATTGCCGACGATATAGCGGCCGGTCGTGTCCTTCAGCATTTCGATCAGCGTCCAGTTGATCGGGTTGAGGACATAACCATCGACGAAATATTCCGCGACGGTGGCCTGCAAGGCGGCAACGCGGAGCACGTCGATCGCCGTCACGCCCGACAGCTGGCCCACGCCGGTCGGACGGGCAAACGCCGTCGCGCCGGTGACCAGGCCCTCGATGTTGTTGGTCTCGCCGGAGCCGAGCAGCAGCTGCAGCTCCTCCTTGTAGGCGAGGCCGTAGCGCAGCATGACATCGATCATGCCTTCCAGCGCAGGCGCGTTGGACAATGCCTGACGCGACACGCGGATCCAGTGCGCCACGGTGATCACGTCAGCGGTTTCCGGCGTGAACACGATGTTCGACTCGGCTTTCGCCGCGCCTTCACCGGCCTGCGCCGCCGCATTGTTCGTGAACGTCTGGCGCACGAACTTGACGGAGTCAGAGTTAGTGCGCGCCTGGGCGATCAGGCCGCGAATGGTGAGGCGGCGCTTGGCCGGCTGCACCACGCCGGCAAGTGTCGGCTCGATCAGCGCGCCGGCGGAATCGGACGCACCGGTTACCGCTTTGACACTGATCTCACCCTTGACCTTGAAGCGGACATTCTCGCCCTTGGCACCGGTGAAGCCTTTGAAGGCCGGGTCTTCGACGATCAGCTTGCCGAGCGTCTTGACCGGCTCCGGCGCGCCGCCGCCGGCGCGCGCCGACTTCTGGGCGAGGTCATCGAGAAGGGCCTTGAGGTTCGCGAAATTTTCCGCGTTCCTCGTCAGCTTCTCGTCGATCTCGGACTTGAAACGTTCGTGCTCGGACGTCTTGGAGCCGAAATCGTTTTTCAGCTTGGCGAGATCTTCGGTCATCTTGTCGTTGTTTTCGACAATCTGCTTCTTGATCGCGGTGACGGCTTCGATGACCGGGTCAGGGCCGGCACCGGCATCCTTCTCGCGGTAATAGCCCATCGCTGCCAGCGAAGCGCCGGCGAGGAGGTGTTGGGGTTTCATGGGGATGTCTCCGTTACTTGGTTGCAAAGACGCTGCGGAGATCCGCGAGCGCATCGAGTCGCGCCTTTTCACCCGTGGCATCCCGCTCACCGGCATATCCGAGGTATCCGGCGCGCAGGGTCCGGACAGCCTCGTTTCTTGAGAGCCCCGCATCCCGCAGGAGCTTCTCGAATTCTCGTTCGGACAATTGCCCGCCGCCGGCGAGCTTGGCCTTGATCGTCTCGATCCGGGCCTCGCCATTCGCCGGGAAGGTCACCACCGAAATCTCGCGCAGTTCGCACTCGGTCAGCGTCACGACGCCCGTCTTGTCATCGCGCGTATAGGCGCGCGGCCAGAAGCCGATCGACAGCCCGCTGACGACTTTCGCCGCGATCAGTTCGCTGACTTCCCGGGCGCGCTGCACGGCGCCGGTCAGCAGCTCGCCGCGCACGCGCAGGCCGACCGCATCTTCCGAAAGTTCGGAATACTTGCCGATCGGCTCATTGCTGTTGTGGTTCCACAGCACCGGCAACGGCCGGTCGCTGGCCTTGATCTCGGCGATCGATTTCGCAAAGGCGCCCGGCGCGACCACCTCGTTATAGCTGTCCACGATCCCGAACACGGACCCATAGCCGTCGAATTCGCGGCCCTCGGCCTTGCCTTCCAGCTTGAAAGAAAAGTCCTTGAACTGGACACCTTCGCTGCGCTTCACGGCGAACCCGGTTCGCCCGAGCAACATCTCAATCTTGCGGTTCATTTCCAGCTCCCTGGTTGGGGTCGATGACGATCGGCACCATCTGCGCCTGCATCCGGGCGACATCGCCGCCCTCGATCGGTGGCAGGCCGCGGCGGGCCCGGATCTCGTTGACAGGGCGAATGCCGCTGCGCACGTCGATCTCGTCGGCGCGGCGCATGGTCATCGTGTCGCCCTCATACAGCGCCTCGAGGTCGAAGGCGGGCTCGAAGGACTTGCGCTCTGCGCGTGTCATCAGCTGCCGGCGGATCTCGCCGACGATCCGCGTCGTGTAGGGCTTCAGCGTGACGTTCGCGAAGGCGCGAAACTGTTGCTCGAGGCCGGTGCCCCAATTGCTGGCGCCGTCCGTATGGCCGATCAGCCAGGGCGGAATGCCGAACAGGCGGCAGATTTCCGTGACGCCGAAGCGGCCCTGCTCGAGCAGCTGGGCATCGGCCGACGTCATCGTCACCGCCTTCACGTCGAACCCGCCTTCGAGCAGCATCATGCCGCCGGCATTCCCGGCGCCTGCGAACGGCTTGATGAGGTTTTCCTTAGCCATCGCGCGCTGCTCGTCGTTCAGCGTGCTATTGGTCGTCATCACCATGTTGGGCCGCACGCCGTTCGCCAGCAGCTTTGCCTGGTGCTTTTCCAGCGACAGCATCCGGCCGAACGTGTTGCGCCCGGCGCCGATGGTGCTGAGGCCGCAGTCGATTTCCCCGCCGAAGCCGGGAATGAAAAAGACATCCGCTTCCTTGTGGACGCCGGCGCGCGGTCCGGTGCCGACGACAAACTCGCGGGCGCCGCTGGCATTGCGCCGGCAATAGGTTTCCGGGTGCGGCGGTAGCGGTTCCAGCGCGATGACCCTTCCCGCCAGGCGGTGGATCAGAGAGTAGTGATTGCCGAGCAGCGAGAGCTGGACATAGACCATCTCCCAGAACTGCTGGGCGGGCTGGTCGGCATTCGGCTGGTCGCCGAGAAGCTCAGACAGCGGATGATCGGGGTCAGGCCGAGATACGCCGCCGGGCTCCACTGTATACATCATGAAGGGCAGGCAACTGCCGCTCTCCGCCAGCTTGCGCACACAGGCAAAGGCCGTGCCGAGCGCCAGCACACGGTCATAGGTCACCGCCTCGCCGGCGTCCGATTCGCCGGACACGAACAGGCCCCGCCCGCGCGAAAACCAGCCGCGAATGTTCCGGAACATGCCCCCGATCGCCATCAGTTGACGGACATCACAGGCGCCGACAGGAACCCGCGCAGGTCAGGCGCCAGCTTCACCGTCAGGCCGAGGGCCGTCGCGTTGACCGCCGCCGTCACGCCATCGATCTTGCGCTTCGACTTGGCCTTGTTGGGCTTGATATTGCCCGCCGCATCGGTATCGACCTGCACGTTGGCGACGTTCCAGTTCATGATGGCATGCCCTCCGTGAACGATCTCGCCAGCGAGAACCATTCGTTCAAATGCGGCCGTTGGCGGGCCCAGTGTGATGAAGCCCTGGCGCACTTCGTGGCAGGGAATGCCGGCATCGATCAGATGCTGGATCAGCTGCTGCGCGAGCCAGGGGTCGAAGCCGAGGCCTTCCATGCGGAACACCCTGGACAGCGCGAGGATGTCGCGCTCGATGATGTCGAAGTCGGTCGCGTTGCCGGGCGTCGCCGTCAGCAGGCCCATGTCGCACCAGGCCTGGTAATTGACCCCGTCCGTCTTCGCGCGCTCGCGGATATTGTCTTCCGGGCACCAGAACTTCGCGGCAAGAATCCACTTGCCGGGAAACAGCAGGTTGTCCGGCGTGAACAGCAGCACGAGCGCCGAGAGATCATGCACCTTGGCGAGGTCGAGACCGGCGAGGCAGCGCGCCCCGGCCAGCTTGCCCCAGTCGATCTGGCGGGCGCAGGCGTCCCAGTCGGCGCGCCGGATCCAGGCGGTCTGGCTGTCCGTCCACAGATTGAGGTGGAGGCGCTTGAAACTGTTCTCGTCGGCCTTCGATTGTTCGGCCTTGATGAAGGCCTCGCGCAGCGCGGCGATCTTCGGCGCCCCGTAGCGCAGGCCCGGATTGGCCTTGTGCCAGGTCGCCTCGTCCTTCCAGTCGTCATTCGCCCCGGCGGCGAAGATCCGGACGTAGAGGTCCGGGCGGTAGATCAGGCCCTGCTGCACCTGCAGAGCGACATCGTGCAGCTCGCCGCAGAGGCTGGCGCGGTCATGCCCGGCCGTCGTGATGAACAGTTGCAGCGGCTGGCGGCGCGTGCCCTGCGCCGTCGTCATCGCTTCGTACTGTTCGCGGCCCTTCCATTCGTGGACCTCGTCGCCGATGACGCCGTGCGGGTTGTAGCCGTGCTGGCTGCCCTTGCCGAGCGTCTGGATCCGGCTGTCGGAGGCCGCGTGATAGGCGCCTTTCTTGGCGGTCTCGACCTGCGCCGACAGGGCCGGCGAGCCTTCGATCATCGCCTTCGTGTCGTTGTAGACGAGATCGATCGCCTGCTTCTGGCTGGTCGCGATGATGTAGACTTCGGCCGCCGGTTCGTGGTCACCGATCGCCAGGTAGGCCGCGATCGCGGAGGCGAGGGTTGACTTGCCGTTCTTGCGCGGGATCTCCAGCCAGGCTTCGCGGTGCTTGCGGTGGCCGTCGAGGCCGAACCATCCGAACAGCTGCCGGACGATCCGCTTCTGCCAGGGCGCCAGCCGGAAGGGCTTGCCCGCCCACTCGCCCTTGCGATGGCGGCAGAAGGTCTCGATCCAGCGGACAACCCGCTCGCCCTCGTAAGGGTCGAACATCCAGAGCGTGCCGCGCGCGTCGCGGTAGCCCCAGAGGCGCGGGACAGCGTTCAGCCGCCGCCGCTCGGCGACCCTTTCGGCGAAGGCGCGGGCTTGCGGATCACCCGGTCCGGCAAGCGTGAAGCGCCTAGTTGAAGGCGGCAGGGTCGAGGCCTTCGCCATCGCCGCCTGCCATGCCGCCGCCTTCCAGCGGCAGCTCGCCCGGTTCGATCGGCGTGCGGCCGAGCTGGCGGTTGACCAGGTCGGCGCGGGCGCGCGGCGACATGCCGAACCGGTCCTCGATCCCTTCCAGCGCCTTGGCCATCGCCCGGCGCTCCGACAGCAGCGGGTGACGGCGCCACATCGCGCCCTCGCCCTTGTCGTCCTTGGCCACGGTCGGCACCAGCATCGTCGAGCCTTCCTCGGCGATCTGCTTGCTCATCTTCCAGTAGCTGCCGACCATGTCGCAGTACCGGGTGATCGCCTCCAGGTCCGTCGCCTTGACGCGCCCGGCCCGTTTCAGGTCCGGTACCACGCGCAGCCAGACCTCGCGGCCATACTCATCGAGCCGGTGCGGCACCGCTTCATCGATCTCAGCGCCAGCCTTCAGGCCGTCAGCCTCTTCCTGATCCATGGCACCCTCAAAAAAAAATCCGCCCCAAAAACCCCAACGCGCAAAAATTGACTGATCCGCCGGTCTCCGCAGGAGGGGCCCCAGGTTTCAGATACCCCCCATGGGGCGGTGTTCGCGGGCGGCGAAAGCGCCTCGCCACTCCCAGATGCGGCGTGGTTCGAGGCCGGAGAGGATCGGAACGCGCAAATCGGCTGCGAAACGGTCCAGCGCCGGCTCGCCGCGCGCCTCGATTTCCTGCTTCGGCCCGTCATGCCAGCCCTTCGACATCGGCACCCAGAGGCCCTGCGTCCAGAACAGCCAGCTCAGCCCGCAATGCGGATACCAGTGATCGAGCACATCGGCCGCGACATCCTTGCCGAGCAGCAGCTGCGATGGACGGCACAAAGGCTCCCGGCGCAGCACCGTTTCGCGCGCCTTGCGCCAGCGCCCGCCATATCCTCGGCTGGCGGACGATCCCCGGACGGTTTCATAATCGACCGCTGCCTCGCCGTAGTCTGCCGGATCAAGCCGCTGTGCGCCTTCAATCCGTACACGGCCGACTTTCGGCGGCATGTTGGCCATCACCGCACCTCTTGAAAGGAACCTGCCGGACCGGCCTGAGGCCTACCCGGCACCGTTACATCCGCTCTAGGACCGGACCGGTGCAGGGTTGAATACGAGACCGCAAACCGGCCCGGCAGGAAGGAGGTGGCTGTTGCTGGAGAAACCCCGAAACAGGATCGGCGGGGGCCGGTCACAGCTTTTGGAGTTGATCGATCGAAAGTCGATCTCAATGCGAGAGTCAACACCAGCCTTCAGAACACGGACTTATTCACAAGGGGCGATATGGCTGCCAGCCCAGACGCCATCGCAGTTTGAGCCTCATGAAGATTTTTCTCACCATAGGTGATGCCGAGGGCCTCAAAAGCATGTGTCAAAGTCTGGTTTTGCAGAATCACCCGAATCGCCACCGCGGCGCACCACTCCGGATGACCGGACCAGGTCACACCGGACACGAACACCTGGGTGATCTTCTCTGCCCGGCACCGCCGGTCATGGGCCACCACCTGCACACCATGGACGGGGCCTTGCTGGGGCGCCCGGCGCGCCGCCTTGACCCGCTTCGGATCGAAGGTCTCCGGCTTCTTGCGCCGCCCGCTGGCCACCGCCTCGACCGGCACAGCCTTGGTCCAGCGGTCCAGCACGGACGCGCCGGACAGGAAGATCGCCGGGCCGGATGGCGGCGGCAGGACGCCTTCCGGCTCATCCGGCTCACCGGCCGGCGCGGCAGGCCGTGCCATCTCGCCGTCTGCCGCCGCATCCAGCGCCGCCAGCCAGCGATCAGCGATCGCATAATGCGCCTCGGTCAGCACCTCGGAGCGCTTCACCAGCAGCGCGAACCGGTCGAGCCGCGAGGCCCGGCCCGCTTCCTGCTCGCGCTGGAAAGCCTGCGCCCGCTGGCGCTTGGCGAGCTTCGTCTTGAGGCCGGTTGCCGTGCGTTCGGCCCGGGCGGCGTCCGCCCGGTTGCCGAGATTGGCGAGGTGCACGGCGTTCGCCTCGGCCCTGGCGATGCTGCGCTCCAGCGGGTCCGGCTTCGTCAGGGTGCGGACGATGCGGCCCGTGTCCGCCCGGCCTTCCGGCCTGCCGGTTGCGGCGGCCAGTTTGGCCCGTGCGGCGTCGCCGCGTTCGTGGATGCCCGCGATCTTCTCGGCAAGGCGTTTGCGGCCTTCAGGGCCAAGCGGGGCGGCGAGTGTGGGGCGGCGGCGGGCACGGGGCATGGTGTGAGTTTCCGGTGATTCGAAGGGCGTGGAGCGGGGGCAAAATCCTGCTGGCAGGCCGCTAGGGCGGCGGCCTTTCCCGTGTTCCGGCCCTTGCCGCAAACACCACACCCGAAAGCCCGATATCGCGCGCATAGCCGACCAGCGGCTCCAGCCAGCGGCCTGACAGCGCCTCCGCTTCGGCCCCGTCGCTGCAGACGATCGTCAGCACGCCATGGGCATCGATCCTGCCGAGCCGTCCGGCAAATGCCTCCCCGAAAGCCCTTCGGTCCTCCCGGCAGGCGGTGACGTGGCCGATCATGCCCGCCGGATCGAGGAAGAATTCGCGGGCGATCACGGCCTGCCCAAGGACGGGCTCGGTGACCGGAATTTCACAGGGCTCGCGTGCGCCACGCGCCAAGGGAGTATATCCCTGAGGGGAAAGATTCCTTATATGCGCCGATGACAGATTGTCCCCCTTTCCGGACAGATTGTCCCCCTTTTCCGGGTTTTCTCCACAGGGCGAAGGCGGCTTTTCCACAGGCGCGGAAACCTCGAATCCGGCCCCGAAATCGAACTGCGGCGCCTCGATTTCGGGCGCCGACCCGTCCGGGCGGCGTACCGGCGTTTCGCTCGCCAGGAAGGCCTCGAACAGCGCCGCCTGCGCCTCCACCGCGAGCGCCGCCGGCGGATGGCCCTCGAGGCGCATCAGGCGCGCCAGAAGCGTGAAAACGGCGCGCATATTGTCCGGGGACAGAGGTTTTCCGCAAAGCCCGGCGTCCAGCAGCGCCATGGCGACGCCGGCGCGCGCCACGCGCTGCGAGGCCTTGATCGCGGCCGCCAGCGGTTCGATACGGCCGATCATCAGCTGGTAGACCGCCACACGGCCCCGTCCCGCCGCCGGGCGCACAAGGCGCACCAGGCCGGCGAGGCTGTCATCCGAAAGCAGCTCGGCGAGGATCCGCTTGGCATGCCGCTCGCTCATGCCCGCATGCACAGCCAGCGTGACCTGCGACGCGCTCGCGAGGCCCGTTTCCTCGTCGGTATAGCAGGCCAGCGCATCAAGGATGTGCCGCCGCCCGCCCGTTTCCAGGCCGCAGCGCCTGAGCGCCTCGCCAAGTTCGAATGACATGCGGGAACACCTCGAAAAGACAAAGAAAGGGCGTCCGCCGCGAACCGGGTTCGCAGCGCGAGGCCGAAAAGGGGGAAATCAGGTCAGGCGGGCGTCAGGATGTGTCCGGATGCTCCGCAGGCTGAAAGTCACTCCAGCTGATCACCGCGCCCTCGAAGGGAAGCTCATAGTGCAGCTGGAAGAAGGCAAAAAAGGCCTCTAGCGAAGTGAACCCGTCGGCCTCGGCGAACAGCGCCGCTGCGCGCCCGCGCAGAACCCGGCGATTGTCCAGAATGACGTGCCGCAGCGCCGCGACCGGAATCATCACATGCTCGACCCGCGTGCAGACCGCCTCGCCCAGCTTGCGGCACTGTTTCGTGCGCATCCCGGTATAGAGCTGCAGCCGGTCACCGGGCCTGCAGCGCGCCGTGCGGCGGATCGTCTGACGCTTGGCGCCGGCGAGGATCCTGTCCTGGAACACGGTGAAATTGATCGCGACCATCAGGGCGCCTCCGGCCGCGCATCATGGATGATGCCGTCGAGAAGGCGGCCAGTGCGAGCCTTCCCGGCGCGCCAGAGGTCAGGCTCGGCTGCAGCCGTCATCTGCGCGCCTTCTGATGGCGTGATGCAGTCGAATTGCCAGCTTCGGTTCCACCAGGTCGCGACATGCTCGGTTCGGCTTTGAGCATGTCCGCAATTCTCGCCTGGCGCCCACTCGCCCCATTGCTTGAACAGGAAGGGCACGCCGGCGGCCGCGCACTGGTCGCGCAGGCCCCGGAACCAGTCCGGGTGCGAAGGCCGTGCGGCGGGCCCGCTCTCGCCGCCTGCGATGACCCAGTCGATTGACGCCTGTTGACGCTCACAACCGCAATGCTTTCGCGGAAAGTGACGGCGGCAGTAGCCCGAAAGCGGCCCGAATAACCGCCGGGCAGTGCCTCCTGGGTCCGCAGGGACATTGTCAAACACGATTGGCCCGAGGAGCGGCTCGCAGCTCAGGAACCGTTTCGCCGCCGGCACGGCGAGCAAGTGCGGGATCCGGCGATCGGCTTCCGCCTGGTTCTCGACCGTCGTGCCAAACCAGACGTTCGGCCAGAACTTGCTACCATAGCAGAACTCGCCCCATGGATCGGGCAGCATCTTCGCAATATTCTGCGGCCGCTTGGTGAGGATCAGCCAGATCAGGTCCGGCGTCCGCTCAATGAGGCGCCAGAGATCGCGGCGCCATTCGTCCGGCACCTGGTTGTCGAACACGTCCGCCAGCGAGGCGCAGAACACCATCGGCGGCCGGCCATGCTGCGCCCGGAACGCGGCCGCCTGCCCGTTCCATTTCAGCGGATTGCGCCAGTTGTTTTCGGAGGTCCGCTTGCGGTTGCCCGCCCAGAGGCCCTCATCCTTCCAGTACCGGTTTGCCTGCGCCTCGGCATCGCAGTTGTCGCACGCCGGCGAGACTTTGGTGCACCCGATCCACGGATTGAACGTGTGATCGGCCCATTCGATGCGGGTTTCCTCAGCCATCGACGATCTCCCCGTCTTCCAGCAAGGTCAGCACCGGCGTGCCGTCGATCAGGTCATATCGCGCGCGCGCTGTGCCCGTCCGGCCGATGGCGATATGCTCGACGGTGTCGCCATCGGTGTCCTGGCTCTCCATCATCTCGGCAATGTCGCGATCGGTGCCGTGCGGATTGAAGATGTCGTCGCCCGTCCAGCCGGCGTCCCGGCAGAAGCGGATCGCGGCGAAGTCCGCATCCGGCGGAATGGCGGGCGCGAACGTCCAGACCTCGCCGCCTGCGCCGTCTTCGACCAGGCGCGCCTCCGTATCGAAGAAGATCGCCAGGGTGCTGAGTTCGATGATGTCGCCCGGCTTGGCCAGAGGCGCTTGATCGGCATAAAAGTCGCCGTCTTCGCCGCAGCCGGTGTGCAGGAATTTCGCCGCCGCTTCGAGCGTCGGCTCGTGCGGCGGCACCTCGTCATTATACTTCGAAACGTAGTAGTAGACCTGCCCGCTCATTCTCCCAGCACCTCCATGTAAAGATCCAGCATCATCTGGCGCTGCTCGCGGTCCGCTTTCTCGATCTTCCGCTCACGGATGGCCGCGCGCAAGGCGCGAAACGTCAGCCCCGTGTGACCGTATCCCATGAATCCCTCCCTGTGCTTCAGTTCACATGAAGATCAGGGAGAGGTCTGAAGCGTGCCCCCCCCCGATCGCTTCGGTGACCTTGCGGACGACGCGCGGATCTTCCTGCCGCGACCAGTCGCAGAGAATGCGGGCGGCGCGGGATGCGGACTCCCCTTCGCTGTACTCGAGCCGGTTTTCGAGACGCCCGATCTCCTCATCCTTTTCCGTGATGGTCTCGGCGAGGCTGTCGGCCTCGTTTTCCGCCCGCGCGATCAGCGACAGCAGCTGCCCGTGCGTCCCGGCCGGCAAGGCCTCGCCGTGCTGTTTCAGCAGCGCGCGGATGTCCGCAAATGTCCGTTCAATCCTGGCCATGTTCTAAACCCTCAAAGTCATGATGCACTGGCGCAGCGCGTCGCCTGTTTCGAACCGGACCGGCGTGGCACTATCGACCACCACCAGCTCGACGCTGTCGCCCCGGCACGCCTCCAGCGCCTCCAGGACATATTTGGCGTTGAGCCCGAACGGCTCGCAGGGCTCGATATCGGTCGCCTCGATCACCGCCTCGGAGAGCGCCGCTTCCTGCCGGCTCAGGCAATGCAGGCGCCCCTCTTCGGCTGCGAACCGGACCGCGCGGCTGCGATCCTCCGTGCCCGTCATCGCAATGCCGACAGCGGCCTTGAGTTCGCTCAGCGGAACGCAGATGCGCGCGCCGGATTGTTTCGGAATGACGCGCTCATAGGCGGGATAGGTCCCGTCGATCAGCTTGGTGATATGGGTTTCTCCGTGAGCGGACAATTGCAGCCGCCCGTCCGAAACCGTCATGGCGACCGGCCCGTCGGCGCGCTCGCAGAACTTGCAATAATCGCGCAGCACTTCGCGCGGCACGATGAAGGCCTCGAAGTCGGCCTCTGCGGGAATGCCCGAGGTGATCTCCAGCGAGGCCAGGCGGTGCCCGTCCGTCGCCGTGAAGATCAGCGCGGCGGACTTGCGCTCGACGAACACGCCGCGCAGGTAATAGCGCGTGTCCTCATTCGAGGCCGCATGCATCACCGAGCCGAACCCGGCGCCGAGCACGCCGGAGGCGATCTCGAAAGTCTCGCCGCCCTCAGGTCCCTTGAGGCTTGCGAAGTCGCCCGCCGGCAACACCGGCAGCTCGGCCCGCGCGCGCCCGGCGGTCAGTTTCAGCTTGCCCTCATCGAGCGTCAGCAGCAGCTCGCCGGTCATCCGGGCGACGACAGTGGCGAGACGCGCGCCCTCGACGCAGACCGACCCGGCGGCGGTCACTTCGGCGGTCACATCCGCTTCCGACTGCTGGTCGAGATTCGTGGCGGTCAGCGAGACGCGCGCATCCTCGGCCGACAGCAGGATGCAGTTGAGGATCGGTATCTGGTTGCGGCGCGGCAGGCTGCCATTGATATAGCCGAGGCGCCTGGCGAACTCCGCCGCGTCCACCTTGGCGATCAGTCCGTCGCCGGACGGTTTCTTCCCTTTGGCCATCACGCCTCTCCCTGGTCAAACAATCCCGGCGCCTTCGCGTTGCCCTTGGCCTCCCGCTCGGCGATCACGCGCTCGAGGAAGGCCAGCGCGGTCGGCGCCGAGACGCCCCTTGCGGTGATCACCAGGCCGGGCGCATCGAAGCCCTTGTTGCAACCCGGCAGGCTGCAGCGCGCGCCCTTGCGGTCCGGCCGCTCGTTAAGCGTGCCGCGCGAGCCGCAGGCCGGGCAGTCCCAGCCGGTGCGGCTGGAGCCCTTGAGGTTCAGCGCCATCGCCACCTCGCCGAAACAGAGCGCCTGTTTGGCGGCCGACATGCGCGCCGCGAAAGTGTCCGTGAACGGCGCGGTCATTCGGCAAGCCTCGCCGTATATTGCCCGTCCTCGTCGCGCACGAGATCCCAGCCGGCCGCCTTGAGCAGGCGCCGCACACCCGAGATCACGTTCAGCGCATAGGTCTCCTTCATCGGCGGCGAAAAATGGTAGATCACCTGCTGCAGCGTCACCGCACCTTTGTGCGCCAGCAGGCGCAGCACCGCCTTGTCCTTTTCGGCCCGGCAGGCCTGCAGCGCCGGTGCCAGCCAGGCGGGCCGGGCGTCGGGAACTTTCTCCATCTCGCCGGCCTCGGAAATCACCGCCGGGAGGACGGGCGCCTCGGCTTTCGGCGCCTTCGCCACGGTTATGATCATATCGTCCACCACCCGATCGATGTGATCCTCCACGGACTTCAGAGAATCCGGCGAGAGCGTGACTTCGACAAGAGCCCGGCTGATCGTTTTGCCATCGGCCTGCGCCTTCTCGAAAGACGATGAGGGCGGCGTGATCTCGATCCCGTCCGTCATCTGATCAACCTGCCCGCCGGCCGCCTCGCTAACTGGCGCCATGCCATTGACCACCGTGCCGTCCATGACATCCGCGAGGGCGCGGAGCTGCTGGGCGAACTGTTCCATCCGCCCTGCTGTTCGTTTCCAGACCTCCGCTTCGATGATCGCCTCGATCTTGCTCAGTGTACGGTTCATCTGCACTTCCCTCCGCTTGCCCGCAGGTAGACCTGCGCGCTCATCGCCACATACTGGCCGGGCCCCGGCCGGGTCGCCCGCCTGTGTTCGTCGCAATACTGGCCCTCGCATTCGCGCCCGCAGCCATGCACCAGCCCGGCGCGCACCACCGTGTAGACGCAGGCGCTGCGTGAGCGTTTCGGTTTCGGCGGCGGTGACCAGCGCGTCAGCTTGGCTTCCAGCTCGGCGCGCGAATGCGCTGCCAGGATCAGGTAGTCGCTCGCCAGCGTGCGGTCTGTAATCCCCTCCGCCCGGCGGATCTCGGCCCGCCGCTTGCCGGCGGCGCGCAGGTCGAGAAGGCGCAGCAGGCGGCGCAGGCGCGGCGCCGGAATGTTGATATGGCTCATGGCGCGGCCTGCCTCAGGGCGAGGCCCTTCTCATAGTCCCAGAGGCCGCCGAAGCCCTTCACCGGCACGCGCAGGTCGGCCGAGAATTCATGCGCCGCATCGAAACACCAGAGCCAGCGGCCCCGCTCCAGCGCCTCGACCTGCGGCAGGAAGCGCTTGTCGAATTCCGGCCAGGTGCCGAGGCCGCGCGGGCCGGAATATTCCGTACCCGGACGCAGATCGGCAAACACCTGCCCGTCGATGACGTGCGCGATCCGGAACGCGGCGGCGAGGCGCACCGCGCCCACGGAAACGGAGGTCTGCAGCGAATGCACCGCCTCGCGGAACAGCCGCTCGCGCCCGTCCGGGATCTCGGCCGGGGACACCTCAACCCCGCAATAGGCCAGCACCGCCGCGCGCCCGCTGTCCGCCGCTTCCTTGAACGGATGATGGCCGCCGCCGGCGGTCACGATCAGCCGCTTGCCGATCATCTGCGGCGGCGGCGCGACCGAGCGGGTGAAGCCCCACAGCGCGCCGGAGGCGGCAAGGCTCGCCACCGGCTGGGCCCGCGTGATCGCCCAGAACCGGTCCGGGTCACGCCCGTGCATCCAGCGGATATCCTGCGGGCAATGCTCGGCGCTGTTGCCGTAAGAGCCTTCAGCCATGGTTTCCCCCGATTTCGGATATGCGGCGCAGCTCGACCGGCGCGGCGTCTTCCGCCCGCCGCGAGGCGAACACGAACCAGGCATGCTTGCGCGTCGAGCTGCTCTGCCGGTCCTCCGGGAAGCCGTCGCGGTGCATGTCGAGACGGCCCCGGAAGGCGTGCACCCGGATCAGGGGCCCTTCCGTCAGCGCGCAGCGCGAGGCGCCTTCGCCCTGCAGCCAGCCGAGTTCGAGAAGCGCATAGACGCGCGGCGCGCAGGTGAGCGCGGTCACGATGAAAGCGTCGGCCTTCGAATAGGGCGGGTTCATCACCACGGCGCGGCAGCTGGTGTCCGGCGGCGAGGCGAGAAAGTCCCGGCCCCAGGTGCGGATCGTGTCGGCGGCGCCTTTCCAGCGCGCCTCATAATCGAACTTGTCGGCGGCGGTCACGTCATGGCCGGCCGCCTGCAGCGCCGCGACCAGCTGGCCCGGCCCGCAGGCGGGCTCGAGCAGGCGCTGCGGCCGGGAGAAGAAGGGCTCCGCCGCCAGCAGCGCCCGCACCGCGCCGGGCGGCGTCTCGTAGAGTTCCGCCTCGCCCCTGGTCGCCGCGTCATGCGCGCCGGTGATCATCCGGGGGCGGTTCATTCGCCGCGCTCCCGGCGAGCCGTGCGCACAGGTGGCCCGTCAAATTCGAGGGTGCCGTCGAGGTCTGGGCCGACGAAAAGAAAGCGGACCCCGCCAATGAATAGGTCCTGAAAGCCGAGGCACAGCGGCATCGTCTTCTTGTTTTGCAGCCAGTCGCTCCATTCCTCAGGGGTCGCAAAAAATGGATTCGGGCGGTGATCGTCAGCCACGGCGCGCCCCCCGATTGTCGGCCCGGCCAGCAGCGGCGGCGTCCCACAGGGTCAGCGCCCAAAGCACGCCGCGCTGCGCCTCCAGCATCGGCCAGAGCGCGGTGACGACCAGCCAGACCGGCCAGACCGGCGCGGCCTCGCCGTGGCGGGCATTGTCGGCCCGGCACAGCGCCGCTTCGCGCCGGGCGCGCAGCAGCCCGAAGCCGAGCCAGGTGCAGGCGGAGAAAAAGGCGATCAGCGCGGCGTCCGTCATGACCGCGCCCCTGCGGCAGCTGCGCGGCGTTCGATTTCCGCTATCATGAGGGCGGCCTCGTCAGCTTCGATTTCATCGGCATAGTTTCCGAGATCGATGACACCGTGCGTGAGCTTCTTGATCGTCTCGCCGACTCGCCATTGCGGCACGTTGTGCCCCGGCGCAGATCGCGGCTTGCAGTAGCGTCCGGCCTGCGGTTGGGTCCGGCCAATGGCCGCGCCCAGCTGGGCGAGCGTCAGTCCTTTGAGTTTGCGATAGGCCTCAAGGCGCGTCATCTGAATAACCTTTGCCAAATATGCGTTGATCGCATAATGACAAAGGGTGATTCGCAGCGTTGATCAAGAAGAAACACGCATTTTATGCTTTAAGTGTCGTCACGCTTTAAGTGCCGACGGTGCAAAATGCTGCATGAGCAAAAAAGCCAGACGCACTGATGGCGATGATGACGAGCCGCAATTTCTCCTGATGCGCAAGCTAAGGAAGAAGAAGAAGCTTTCTCAGACTGACGTTGCCGAGCGGCTGCATAAGGACCAGTCCGCGATCGCGCGATGGGAACGCGGAGAGGCAGAGCCCAGACTGTCAGAGCTGCTCGCATTAGCCGAACTCTACGGCTGCGCGCTAGGGCACCTGGTCGAAGGCGGCGACGGGCTTTCGGACGAAGAGCGGGCCCTTATCCTCGCGCTGCGCAAAAACCCGGTCCACAAGACCATCCTGCTTTCGCAGCTCAAGGTGCTTCAAGAGAACTTGCCCAACTCCTAGTGCAGTAGTTTCACAACATCCTTGGGCTTGCCGGAAACGACCATCTGAGTGCCATCGCTGAACTTCAGCGCACAGAAGGTCTCCTTTCCTCGGCCACCCAACAAAGCGCCGGCCAGAAATCCTAGCCCGCCCGTCAATACCCCGCCGACGACGCCCCATCCGGCCGCGCCGATGAAGTTCACCTTGTTGTCCTCTGTAATGATTTCGGCCTTTTCGATCGTTGCCGCGATAAGGAAAACATTCTGATTACCCCAGCTGTCGATATATGTGTGAACCGCCCTGCCAGGCGCCACGAACAACTGTCGTGATTGCGTTTCCTTCTCGAGATGCTTCACCTTAACGAATGCGGCACGCTCTTTAATCTGCCCTGCGTGGATCTTGAAGTTCATTGTCGGCCCCCGATTCGCCTCGTCTTCTTGACGCAATCGAAGCGAGATTGGGCTCGCCGCGCAAGCGAAAACCTCCCGCAGAACTCGCCCACTGCCGCACTTAATGGCGCAGATAGTCGCTCAGCGCGCTTTTGGCCGCGCATAAGCAAATGCGGCTCCGGGCGGGATATGCGTTTGTCTCATTTAATTGATTGACGAATATATGCGTTCAATGCATTGCTCTCCGCGAACCGGGTTCGTCCGGTTCCGCGCGCCGGCGGCGTCCCCCACCCAGCGCCCGCGCGCGTGTCCCCACGGCCCGCCCGGCTTGTTCCCCTTGCCGGGCGGGCATTTCCCCGCCGACACAAGGATGAAGCGCATGCCCGCCGCCAAGACGAAACCCGCTCCGAAGAAACCTGCTGCCAAGGCTGCGCCGAAGAAGCCCGACCCCGTGATCAATCGCGCGAAAGCCAGCGCGGCGCGCGCCAAGCGCGCCATGGCAAAGCCTGAGACCGCTGCGCCCGCGCCCCGAATCACCGCCGAGGTCATCACCATCCCGCACAACCAGATCGCCCCCTCCCCGCTCAATCCGCGCAAGACGGTGCGCGAGGGCTATCTCGAGGAACTCGCCGAAAGCCTGCTGGCGAAAGGCCAGCTGCAGAACATCAGCGTGCGGATCGTTGATCCGGTCGCGGCGGCCCCCGGGCCGAAGGGCCGCACGAGCAAGGCGAAGGCGCAGGCGCCCGGAGGCGCAGCCTCCGGAAACGCGCCGAGCAATGATACCGCAAGGTATCAGATAATATATGGCGAGCAGCGCTGGACGGCGCTCGGCCTGCTGATCAAACGCGGCGACCTGCCGGCCGACACGCCGGTCCTCGCCCGCATCCTGCCGGTGGACGACGCCGAGCATATCGAGCTGGCGATCCTCGAGAACCAGGCGCGTGAGGACGTCCACCCGCTCGAGCAGGCCGAGGCCTATGCCCGCCTCGCGGAGATCCGCCGCGCCGAGCTGCAGGATGACGGCGCCGTGACGCGGATGATCGCCGAGCGCACCGGCCAGACCATGCGGAATATCCAGTTCTACCTGCAATGCGCCGCCAATCTCAGCCCGAAGGTCAAGGCCGCGTGGCGGGAAGGACTCGTCCGCTCCCGGAAGGTCGCCATCGAGCTGGCCCGCTGGCCGCACGACATCCAGGACGATATCTGCGAAGAGATCGAGGACACCACCGATCCGGCCGAGCTGCGCCGCTGGATCGAGATGGACGCGCCCGAAGCCAGGGCGGCGAAGTTCGATCTTGAGGCCTATGCCGCCGCCGGCGGCGTCCTCGTCCCCGGCGAGGACGGCGCGCCGGACCGGCTGGCGAACAAGGGTCTCGCCGCCAAGCTGCAGCGCGACTGGGCCGAGGCCGAGGCGAAGCGCCTGAAGGAGAAGTTCGGCTGCGGACTCGCGACCGCCGAAGTCAGTTACACCTACGGCCTCACCGATGGCTGGCAGAAAGCCCCGAAGGGCACGGACATGAAACTCTGCGGCGTGCGCTGGTTCTGCAATGCGCGCAATCTCGAAACCGGCTTCCTCGCCCCGGCCTTCAATCGCCATGCCGCCACGAAGGCCGAAGCGAAGGGCAAGGCCGGCGCCGAAGCGGCTGGCGTTCAGCCCCTCGCCCGCCGCAACTGGATCGCCGGCGCGGCGGCGCGCACCGCCGCTGTCCGCAGCGCCGTGAACGCCAATATGAACTTCGCCCTCGCCGCCGCCCTGATGGCCATCCTGCCGCGCGATGGCTGGTTCACCCCGCTCTGCGCCATCCGCACGGACGCGCCGAACGGTGATGCCGCCGAAGCCTCGAAGCTGGCCAGCGCCGCCGCGCCCGTGCCCTCTCCGGAAATCCTCAAGGGCCTGCCGGGCTTCACCGAAGTCGGCGAGATCAACGGCGATGATCCCTATCTCGCCATGCACAGCCTCTGCGCCCTGACGCCGGACGACCTCGCGGCGGTGTTCCGCGCCGCGATCGCCCGGCTCTGCGTGGATGGCCATGCCAGCGCGCGGCCCGGCGCCAAGGCCGAGGCGATGGTGATCTTCCCGGCCGATCCGGAGTCCGTACGCGGACTGTGCACCGGCGACTGGCTGAAGGGCTACACGACCTCCCAACTGATGGCCCTCGCCTATGACAGCGGCGCCGTCGGCCCCATGAACGCCGCCGGCAAGGCGCTCAGCGCCAACAAGGCCTTCCTCGTCTCCACCCTGCCGGACTATATCCCGCCGGACTATGTGCCGCCGGAAGCCCGCTTCCTGCACGAACAGGGCGCCGAACAGGCGGTCGCCGCAATGCTCGCAGCGGGGCCGGGCTGATGGGCGCGCCGGTTCAGGATTGGCCGCATGCCAACATGACCTTCCTCGCCCCGCCGGGCCGGGATGACGTGATCCCGGTGCGCGTGTTCCGCAATCGCGGTTTCCTCGTCACGCCGGTGCAGCTCGACGCTGCGGAGCTGGCCGAGGTGATCGCCGCCGGCGGCGTGGTCTACCTGTCGATCATGGGCAGCGGCATGCCGCCGGTGTTCGTCGGCAGCGAGAGCACCACGAAAGACGTGATCGCCGAATGCGGGCTCTGGAAGTGACGCCCCGGCTGCTCACCCTGAAACAGGCCCGCCAGTATCTGGCGGGCCTCGACCCGCGCACCCTGCAGGTCGCGCCGCACACGCTGCGCCCCTTGCGGTTTGACCGTGCCCGGATCGATGCGGCCCTTGACGGCGGGGGCGCGCCGTTGCTTTTGTCCACTGCCGCCGCCAACGATCAGGACAATCCGGATGAGCGCATCGCGCAGGAACTCGCCGAACTCGACGCACGCCTCGCGGCCGGCGCCGGTGCGCCTGCCGGGCGCTCACCGCGTCGTTAAACGCTCCGACACCGGAACACGGATATTCTGGTACGCATGGCGCGGCGGCCCGCAGATCGCCGCCTTCACCGGCGCCAGTGACGCAGACGCCTTCGATTCAGAAGCCGCAGGCGCGCCCGCCCTGGCCGCCGCATGGGCAGATACAGCTTACCCCAAACCTTCCGCCACGACCTTTGAAGGCCTCGCCGCCGCCTTCAAGGCCAGTCCGGCCTTCCTGAAGCTCGCCCCGTCGACTCAGGCGTTATGGCGCCCCGCGATCGACAGGACGGTCGCGACGTTTGGCCCGACCAGCCTGAAGGCCATGGAAGCGAAAGGCATCCGTGCACGGATCAAGCTCTGGCATGCGGGCATGGCGGACACACCGCGCGCCGCCAACATCCACCTGCAGGTGCTCGGCCGCATCCTCGAATGGGGCGTGGACGAGGAGCGCCTCACACGCAACGCGGCGCGCGGGATTGCGCATCTGGATGAAGGCCCCGGCCGCGCGGGCATCCTGATCACGGCCGGCGACATGGCGGCGCTGTGCGAACACGCAACGCCCGCCTTCGCGCGCCTGCTGAACATCCTCTTGCACACCGGCCTGCGCCGCGCCGACCTGGTCGAGCTGATATGGGCCGAGATCGACTATACGGCCGGGCACCTTGTGCGGCCGACCAACAAGAGCGGCGGCAAGCGCCACGCCTGCCCGCCGCTCACCGCTGATCTGAAGGCCGCACTCGGCAAGCGGGGCGCGCCGCAGGACGCCGTCTGCCGGCGTGACGATGGCACCGCATGGCCGGACGGCCGGCGCCTCTACAAGGCCTTCGAGGCACTCCGCGCGCGGACGGTGAAGGCCCTGCGCAAGGCCGCCCTCGAGTCCGCCGGCACCGCGCACCGCGCGGCTCTGGAATCGCAGGCGGAAGAACTCGGCGCCAAGCACCTGCACGATTTCCGGGGAACCTATATCACGTTCGGCTATGCCAGCGGCGCCAGCGATATCGACATGGAAATCCGGATGGGATGGGCGCCCGGCGAAGGCGCCGCGATGCGCGCCATCTACGCCAGCCCGGCCCAGCTCGCCCGCGCCGCCGCCGCCCGCGCGATCACTCCGGCGCGGCGCCGGAAAGCCGCCTGA